TTCACCAAGCATGAAGTTACCTGGAGCTGCGTACTTCGTTACTTCAATGAACTCTGAGTTGTCGCGGAGACGACGGCTCTGGTGAGGGTGAACGAATGCAACGTAGGTCTCGCCAAGCCTTGGGATGTTCTTGGTTGCGAGGGTCTCGACTGCGTCCTTAACGGTACGAGTTGAGAGGAAGTTGTTACCTGTCATTGATGCACGTGAGGTACCATTTGTACCGTATGCGTAGAGGTTGTTACCCGCTGCGTTAGCAGTTGATGAGTAGAGACCTGAACGATCTTCACCGTAGATGACTGAAGAAGCAGCCATGAGGGTGTCACGAGCCTGGCCATCAAGGTAGAGAGCCATGTTACGTCCAAGAAGACGTGAAGCTGATGCCATAACGTCATCAAATGATGCGTTGAGGAGAAGCTCTGATACTGCGATAGCATAACCATGCTCTGCAACTGTGATTGAGAACTGTTGCGCTGTCAATGCATTTGTTGACATACGAACGCCTTCAACCAATGGAGCTGCGAAGCCGAGGTTGTTGTAACGCATGAAGTTGATCTGGAGACCAGGAGCCACTCCAAGTTCTGTCTTCTTGACTGCGAACTGCTCGAAGCGCAAGATAGGCATTGACTGGAAGAGGATTTCCTTAGACCAGATGGTCTGGATTGATTGTGTAAGCTGGCTGTTTGCGCCAGAGTACGCTGTAGGTGCCGCGGCGAGATTGCCGGTACCTGTTACGGCTGATGCCATGTCGGTGTTACTCCTTGTTCATATATGTTAGGGTATGGGGCTGTTACTTATTCAGTTTTTAACCAAAGATTCCTTTGTCCGCATTTCGTCCCATTCCGAGACGATCACGAACTTTTGCGTATTCAGTAACCGACATTGCGGCAATTTGTTCCGCTGAGAACTGTTGTTGGTCCGAATTGTTTTCCATGGTTGGAGGCAAAGTAGGTTTTGTGCCAACCATCTCACGACGGGCTGACTGCAAAGCACTCTGTGCCGAATCTAGGATCTTAGAGGATCGATCTCTAAGGCTAGTAATACTTTGTTCAATCTCTTCCGGAGTATTTCCTGAGATTAGATCTACAAGCTCAGGGATAATATTATCCTGTTCTTCTTGAACGCGACGGTTGCGATATTCTGTAATCGCAGCATATTGACGCTCACGTTCTACTAATGCGAGATTGCGTGCATTTTCGTTACGTACTTCTTCAAGCTGTTGCTGCCACTCTTTCTCTTTGAGTTCAAGTAGCTCACGTGTGCTTAACTCTGCTTCTGCCTTCTTGCGAGCCTCTTCTTCAAGAGCTGCTCTAGCCTTTTCTGCTTCAGCAAGGCGTTCTTCACGATCTTTAGCGAGAAGTGTAACTTCTCCCTTTAATGACTCAATTGTGTCGTAGAGCTTGTTCTTCTCTTGCTCACGTACGCGCTTGATGTCGTCTTCAGTGTAGGTCTTCTGCTCAACGAATTGAGAAGAGGCCACTGTGTTAGTTGCTGCTGGGGCCGGGGTTCCTTTAGCTTCCATTTGGAAAACTTCTTGAGCCACTGCATCCGTTACAACTGGAGATGCTTGTTCTGACATTATTGTTCCTTTAGGTTTAAGAGGTCGTTGTCCGATTTAGTGCCACGATGACCTGCGGGTTTGTTTGGTATATAGCATGACAAACATTTGTCCTGTAGTCATGCTAAAAGCTAGTTTGTTTGCCCTTTGAAATCATCCATCGCTCCACCGTCTTTATCGGCCGAACGCCACTGTGGCATCTTAGTGCCATAGGCTTCCGTGACCAAGTCGGACTGCATCTGAGCGAGGGTCTGCTCTTCAAACGGCGTGATAACTCCAGGTTGTCCAAGAGGTCCTGGACCAGTTCCATCTCCAGGCTGTGCTCCAGGAGGTGTTGTACCGTCTGGCATCATTCCGGTTAGGGAGGTAATTGCGGAGTTAATCTGTTGTTTGATAAGGTTGATAGCTCCATCAGCCTTAGCATCCTTGATGAGCTCTGCGCGAATTTCTTCGAGCTTTTCTGCTGGGAACTCTTCGCCAAGCTGACGTAGAGCACCTTCACGGCTTTCAAGGTTCATATTCATCTTCTGCTGGATTTCGTTAAGTACGATAAGCTTATCTAGTGGAAGAGGTTGTGGGAAGTGAACGATCGTCTCATAGGTGAGAGGGCTGTTCAAATCTAGTTGTGTGAGCTGGTTTTCCTTGATAGGACCATTAAAGACTGGGTTGTATGTAAACATCTCAGGCTCTTTAAAGGCCAAGGTACGAAGTACAAGCTCATTGATACGACGTAGTCCCTCACCATATTGTACAAGCTTTTGTTGGTACCTGTTCATCAATGGCTGGTACTGGATAGAAAGGGCAACGCCTGAAGTGTTAGAAATAGGCTGAACCTGACCAAGTGCAGTCTCTGGTACACCGATCATCTCATGCATGGCCGTTTTAACCATTTTAAGGTACTCCAAAGCCCCTGTGAGGCCTTGTCCGCCACCTTCTAGGTTAAAGACCTGTGCGTCCTTTGGAAGACCTCCCCAGACCTTTTTAGGGCCCTTCTCAAGGGCAGAGGCTTTAGCTCCTGTAATAACGGTAACTGGGGCAGCATGGTAGTTGACAATGTCAGCTACATCAGTTGCTGTTTCGTTATAGGCACGATTAAGGGTGATAACGTCGTGGCAATCAGATAGTCCCCAAGGTGAGCCCGAAACTAGGGTGTTGGGGATATGAATGACCGGTACGACTCCAATAGGATTAGGGCGAGAGTCAATAAGCTCGTCATTGATGTACTCCTCAATGCGATCATCGGTAAGAATTTCAGTGTATGTGTAGACCTGGCGTGTACCTTCTACAGATGTGCCCCAGAAACGATACTTGAGCTTGAAGCGGATCAAACGGCTACGATCGTGTGGGTGGAACTCAGGGAAAGCAAATGATGCGTTAAGAGGAAGAATACGTACACGACCCGGGTGTACAGCGCCTACTGAATCTTCATAGGCTTCTTCATAAGCTACTTTAACAAAGCAGTCTCCTGAGACTCCGCCTTGCTGGCCCATCTCCCATAGGATTCCGTGCTTGTTATTATCTATCTCCCACACGCGCTTTAGAATGTCTGGGATAATTGCCTCTGTGGCTAGAGGGCTTCGGAATGAAACGCCACGTCCAAATGTAAAGTTAATAATAAAATCTGTAAAAGCACGATAGTAGTTATATACCATCTGTGATTCGCCTACTTCACGGCGATAGGACCAGTGATGTCCTAGATACATTGCCCAGTTAAGAGAGTAACGGTTTAGACGTGGACCGTGTACTTCGAATTCTTCATCCGCTAGTTCTACAAGACCTAGTGGAGAAATTGAGATTGTTAAGTCACTCGACGCCGCTCTATACGACGGAGGACTAAAATCCATACCACCAGCCATTATTTAAGTCCAATCATGTTTGCCCTCATTTTTTAATATACAGTGTGTTTGTATCTTTAGCTTTTTTCTTAGCTCTTGCTTCTTTAGCAGCTTCGCGCTTTTTAGCTTCTGCTTTAAGATCACGCTTCTTAGGATCTACATTCTTTATTGAATTTGTATAACCTTCGCCAGCTGCAGCGTATTGCTGGCTAATTAATTTATTTGCTTGAGGAGTAGTTCCTTTTCCTCTGCGCTTAGGATACTTAGCTTTAGCGCTAGCCTCAATAGCTTCAAGAAGCTTTGGGTTAGTTGGAATAGTAGGCATTAGTCTCCCTCAATAATGCCGGCCCCTTACGGGGCCGAACACTATTAGTATACAGTATTAGTCTTGTACTGATGCTGGGTTCATACGGCTATAACGACCACCGCTACGAACTTCTTCTTCGATAACTACTACAGAGTGGTCACCGAAGTTGCCCTGTGCAAACTCACCAAGGTATGTTGGTGCTTCGACCCAAGCAGCTGAACCAACGTGGGCACGCTCCTTCATAGTCTCTTCAGGGTACTTCTCGAAAACGTTCATGTTGTGGTTAGGACGACCAGCTGGTACATCGTAACCTTGATCCAAGCCAACTTGGAAATCATTTGGAACGTCTGTGTCTGTTGCAACACCTTCTTCAAAGCGAAGTGGGCCACGTAGGCCAGGTGTTGCTGGGCTGAACTTGCGCTCATAGCTTGTGCCTACCTTCTCAGGGAACTGAGGTGTAGGTGCAATATTTTCCATTGCCATTTGTTTATTCTCCTATAGGGTTGGGATTGAGGTCCTCAGGGTTAATTCTGTCTTGTACTGAGGGTTTTGTCATAGTAAATTAAAAGAAAGGATTGGCGCTTACTTCAATAGTAGGCATGACCATTTCTTGAGTTAGAGAACAGGCTAGGGCCAATGAGTCTACAAAGTCATCATGGGCATGGGCCTCATCTGGGGCAGCCACTAAGAAATTAGGGCCTTTATACTGCACTTCAGCATCTGTCATCTGTTGGTAGAACTTCTTCCAGATACGAAGGCGCCTAGTCTTAGCATGAGCTGGCCAGGAGACCATCTGACGTTGAACTAGGGCTTGTAGGTGCTTCCAGCGCTTAGATTGCTCTGTAGGGCTAGAAGTAACCGAGATTACGTCTGCTCTAGGCATAAGGATCTTGAGTCGCTGAGCAACCGCATCTCCTACACCATTGGCATCTACCCCGATAGCTAGAACGTCATAGTTAGACAGGAACTGCTGGATCTGGAAGTACTGCTCTTCCCAGTCATCTCCCTGAATCTCAAGCCAGTTAAGAACTCTATGGTCATAGTAACCATACTCATCCGGCCTATCCCAGTCTACCCAAACCACCGTGACAACCGTCGAGTCCATCTTGCGAGCGGGATCGACACCCACAACAACCGGCGACTTAAAGTAGCTCTTAACGATTTCTTGAGATGTATCTCCAAGGTCCTCCATGATTGAGGATGTGATGAACATTCCTCTTTCGAGGAGCCACTTACAGTTATACGAAAGTTGGAACTCATCTGAATCTTCTCCAATGCGAAGCATTTCTTTTCTAATGAACTTTTCATAGTTCGGCTGAACTTTAGATACGTCTTTCCAGTCCCATTGAAAATGGTTCTGCTTAGCCCTTGCTCCGGTTTGTCTGCGTTTGTTTAGCTGAATAGAACGGTAGAAGCCGTTCTTGTGAGTTGTAGGTGTTCCGGTTTTTACAATAGTAGCGTTGTAGTAAGCACCCATAGGTGCGATAGATTTAGAAACCACAAAATCGTCTGCTTCTTGACACTCATCAATGATAATTAAGTGAAACGACTTAGATTCGATCTTAGCTCGTGGGTTAGCTGTCATCATCATAAGAGTCGATCCCGACTTCTTAAGCTTTAGATTCTTAGTTACACCAGGAGTTTTTGTAGGAATATCGTCAATCTCGGGGTCACCAAAGAGCTCCATAGCTCTTTCAGAGGTTAGGCGAGATACTGTGCGGCCGTATAGGGTTTCAACCTGATTCTGAACAGGTGCAAACATACCCACCCAAATACCATCACCAAACTTTCCTAGCAACTCTGGGTAGATAACGGCAAGACGAGGGAGAATTACCATCAAAGTTGCAACTGTGTTAGCGATAGTTTCTGACTTACCGGACTGACGAGAGGCTAATGCGGTAACTTCTTCACCATCATTGATAATCACAGACTCAATAACGCGTCGTGCAAGCGGTTTCTGGTAGTTGTGGAGCTCATGGCCCACCAACATCTCCATAAACTGCATAATTTTATCTACAAGAGCCTTTACAAATTCTTTAGAGAGCTCATCAAGCTCTTCTACAGGCTCAGGAGGAAGATCAGACTCCATATCAAGGTCTTCACTACCTTCATATTCGTTATCTAGCTCTTCATCAAGGTCACTCATATAGAGACTCTCTCATTAATTGTATCCAATATAGCGTGTAAGGACTCAGCGCCTAGTCTTGCTTCTTCTAAAGAAGCCTTGTTTTGACTCTTCTGCCATGCAGATAGGTTGCGACCTACCGAATACATGATTTGATCTGTCCACGCTAGAAGTTCAGCGGTAGGTAGTGACTTAACTCTACGTTGTACACGAGTAAGTTCCTTAGTATGCTTGCTCTTAAATATCTTCATAGTTTGCCCCGTATCTTACTGTGTCCCAATCAACGGCATTTTCCTCAATGCCCCTGCCATTTATAGCTCTAGTAAGTGCCACTCCCTCACTATACCGCTCTTTCCATATGCCTATTACCAAAGATAGTCTAGTAAAAGGAAGTCTTACTGCCCAACCCTTACCTCCACGATAAGGTTCTTCAATTTCCTGGGTTTCCGCCCTATCAAATACTACGGGCGGTTTTACCGGATACACCATTGTATGCCAGTAAAAATTACCGATGTCATGAGTTTTCGCCATTTAATATACCTTCACACTTATGATCGACTGTTTTATGCTCATAAAGAGTTTCATCGCAGAACCTGCAACGAAATATTCTAGGCTCTACAAAGTTATTTTGAGCTGTACCACCTATAGCAACATCTTCATCTACCGGTATATAGTCGGTAATTACTTCTGGACGTTGGTAGATCTCTGGTGGAAATGGGCCTTTTGGGTAGCCTGCAGTCTTAGGTACCGCATGACCTTGTTTAGTTATTACCCTCTGTATGCGCACTATTCAGCCTTTGCCGTCTTCTTTACACGCTTAGGCTTAACTTCTTCTACAACAGGAATCATGATTCTTTCAGCACGCTTTACGAAGTCTGGAAGTGACTTCTTGTTGTATTGCACAGGCAAATGGTGGTCACAAAAGTGCTGAATAGCCGCCCAGGTGCTATCAATCCTATATTCAGCCGGATTGTGGCAATTATCACATTTTGACATATATTACCCTTTCAACGGTAAGATATTAGTATCTCACACTTCTACGTTGCTTGAGCCCTGTATTTACTGGTAGAATATTAATTAGAGGGGTAAAAGCCTCGACACTAACAACGAAACAAAAAGAGTTGCAACTAGCCTGGCAGACAGACGCTGGGCTGTTTTTATCCAAGTGACAGTTGGGTAAAGATTCGGGTTGGCTCTCTAGCCTAGGAGATAGTGTGAATTTATATGACAAAAGGAATTATCTAGTAATAGGACTCGTAATACTTCTGTCCTTTGGGAACCTTATATCTGCGCCTGCTAGGGCAGCGGCTCCCGTAATAGGAAAGTGCCTAACCCCGCTAGGGGAATACAAATTAGCTAAAAAACTAAACCCAAAACAGCTTTACCAGGTATTGCAGTTTGCTGGGTTTAAGGGTCATTCCCTTAAGGTAGCTTGGGCTGTGGCCATGAAAGAAACTCATGGAAACCCTGTAGCACACAACTTTAGCAATACGACTCAAGACGACTCCTATGGGGTCTTCCAGATTAACCTTTACGGGGCTTTAAAGGGCCGTGTGAAGGCTTTTGGACTTAAGTCAGCTAAAGACCTTACAGATCCGATTACAAACGCTCAGATCGCCTACAGAATGAGTTCTGGGGGTACTAATTGGTCACCTTGGCACGCTAACCCAGGTGAGCGTGATCACTGGCTAGTTCAGCAGTGGATGAAACTCTGTCCTAAAACAATCTAGGACTTCTTACCAGCTCTGCGCCTGTTCTCTTTAGCGGTATTCTTACCGTGCTTGAGTGGGCGCAGATTGCTGGCGGAATCATTATCATGATTGTTATCTTTATGATCTACGTCAGTGCCCTTAGGTAGCTTGCCGTGCTTCTTCTCGTACTTAGCCTTGGCAGCGTTCTTTGAAGTAGTGTGCCACTTACCGTCTTTCTTATAATGCTCAACAATAATTTTGCGGCCGCCATTAGCGGCAGACCCTTTATATTCTTTACCGCCAGCTACTTCTTTTTTCTTAGTTGCCATTAGTAATCTCCTGACAATTGTTTTTCAACACATTTTGGACAATCTCTAACAGGTGCGTTTTCTCCAACAGATCCTAAGTATTCAGATTTATTTGGGTCTTTGTCAACAGTTCCACAAAGAGCCGGATGCGTATGTGGTGTTGTACCGGCTTTCCAAAAATGAGCATAGTTTAGGCTATCATCGTCTCCGGTAGCATTATCCGGTTTAGGTAACGTTTCATGCTCAGTATTACCTACTTCAAAATCCGTGTTGTTGCGACCCATTACTTTTTCTTCTTGCCTTTATTCTTATTAGAGATAGCAGCAGCCTTCTTCTTAGCATCAGCTTTAGAAGATGCACCCCAAGCCTGTAGTGACAAGAGTAGGCGAGTTGGCTCGCCATTTGGCTTGTGCTCAGGGCCAGGAGCGTTGCCCATACGTGCTAAGAATGATGCACGACGTGGGTTATCACCAGACTTAACTGGTGCCTTAAGGTTATGACCTTCTGCCTTAGCAGAAGCGCGACCCTTAGCATTTAATCCGCCCTTAGGGTTCTGACCCTCTTTGCGTGTCCACGCAGCGGACTTGTGATGTTCTTTCTTTTCAGCCATTTACTTTTTCTTCTTTCTTGCTACTGCAATATTGTCTACCGCATTTGGATATGGACGACCTGCTGCTTTAGCACGTGCTTTAGCTGCAGCTTTTTGTGAATCGCTTAATTTACTATGTTTTCCGCCGTCTGGATCTTTCTTTTTCCACACTGGGGTTGCTTTGGCCATTACTGTAAGTCCCTTCGATCACTCCATGAATCTTTAGAAGAATCATAGCACTTATGACGCTGAGCTTCTGCAGCCCCAGAATTAATAGCTTGCTGCCCACCAATGCGAGTTGCGTGCCAACCACAGGACATCCCATCTGCACCGTTGCAGGTCCACCTATGTACAGCTTTACCGTTTAACTCGCCATCACGGCTATAGTTAGTAAAGTTTGGCTCTGGAGGTGTTCCGCTTTGTTGTGCTGGGCGCTTTTTTTTAGCCATTAGTTTGATGACTCCCCGCTTGCTCCACGACCTGGACGACCTACCGGAATAGGGGCATCCGGATCTTTCATGTAAGGTAATCCAGTAAGGTACTCGGCAGCTTCACGTGCGTTGTGACGCAAGTTCTTAGCCATCTTATTACCCTTAGGATAGTGTGATTGAAAGATTTTGTTGAGGGACATTACTCAGCCTCAGAAGTCTCTCCACGCATCTTTGCAATAATTGCCTCAAGCTGCTTACCAGATCGGTTATCACGCATTT